TTCTCCTGTTTCTATTTATCATATTATGAATACGCCAATGTAGCAACTGCGTGAATTTTTGTTGAACTTCTTACAATGTAATCTATTCTATCTACGGCACTAGCAGTGGTTGTCATTGTTGGTGCAGTTCCAGCAGCAAAATCCCAAACACTTCCATAAGCAACTGTTCTAGAACCTGTACCATCTTGTACAACAAAAATACTTCCAGTAGTTCCTGCTGTTAATTCAGCTGGATTTGCAAGTGTTATATTACCACTTAATGTTAATTCAAAGTTTGCGTTTCTATTTAAATCTAATATGTGTGAACCAGCACCTAAAGACATTGCTTCAATATCTACTGATACACTATTATCGAAGTTTGTATTTTGTCCACCACCTACATTTGCAATCTCAGAAACACCAGTTACTTTTGGTGCAGTTAATGTATTGGGTGTTTCAAGGTTAGTTCCTCTTTCAAGAATTATTTTAGTTGTTGATACTCTTGCACTTGTGCTTGTATCTTGAAATAAAAATCCATTTTCATCATTATCTTCTAATACGATAACATCTTCATTTTCTCTAATTAAAGATGAGAGTGTATCTTTTTCAAATAAAAGTTTTTCACCAGCATTTGTTGCAGAACCATCTGTACCATCTAATAATATAACTGAACCCTCGTTGGAAAAATTACTATCAGTCCCCTCTAACATGATTGACCTGTGGTCGTTTATCTGTCCTTCTTCATCAGTTATAACTCCAGACGTGGTTGATATATTACCATTGACTGTTACTGTGCCACCAAATGTTCCACCACTTGTTTTTGATACTGTGTCTGCAACAGTGAACACGTCATACACAACTACTTCAACAATATCACTTGCGGCTAAAGATGCAAGACTACCTATTGTGTTTGCAGTTGATGTATTATAGTCTGTATCTCTTAGAAGTAAAACACCGTTTAGATATACATCTACATATGTACCATCTTGAAATTTAAGAGTTCTACTATTATCGTCTGCACCACTGACAGATGTTTCACTACCTGACGCAGTATAGACAAATCTATCCCTAACCCCAAAACCGTCTGAACTTCTTCCTAAATATGGCATCTAATTTCCTTTATTCTTATTTATGGGGTTTCACCCTCAACATTATATAGCACCCAACCTTTTGTTTTTGGGTCACCTGTATCTGCTTGATAAACATCTTCGTCCCAAATGTGTAGTGCAACACCACCATCAGCCGTTGGGTAATCTACTGGTGCTTCCCAAATGCAAGTAGATGTATTTAATGTCCAACTTGCATAATCTTTTCGTGGAATAAACGCATCTAATGTTGCATCATATGAACCACCTATAGCTGCAAAATTCTTTCTAAATGGTGTACCACCTTTTAAATGAACACCTTCATAAGTATTGTAAGAAGTTCTTTTACAAGTTAATCCTCTAAATTTAGTATACCATGCTTCCCAATCTACTCCGTCTTCTCCTTCTTCTTTACCTGTAATAACATCAACTACAACATTATTTTCATCTAAGTATGCATAATGTGCCATAACTATTCCTAACTAAAAGTAACCACACCAGTTCCAGCTGTAAATGTTACCACTCCAGTAGTTCCTGTAGATGTTAAACCAGCACCAACACTAGCACTTATACCATCTGGTAATTTGATAATTACCAACCCAGAACCACCAGCACCATTTGTTCCATAACTAGAACCATTATAACCAGTAGCACCACCACCGCCACCAGTATTCACAGTTCCACTTGTAGCAGTAGCAGCACCTCTTGCACCATTACCACCACCACCTGAACCGCCAGAACCAGCAGAACCACCAGAGTATGGGCCTCCATTTGGAGTACCACCTCCACCACCACCAGCACGAGTTACAGATGTACCAGAAATTGTTGATGCTCTTCCAGCACCACCACTTCCAGAATTACTACCAGAGCTATTAGCACCAACAGCAGATGCACCTCCTCCACCACCAGATGGAAAACTCCAAAAACTATATGAACCAGAACCACCATTATTACCTTGATTAGCAGTTCCTGAACCAACAGAACCTTGACCATAACATTGTCCACCACCAGAGCCACCATTTCCACCACCGTCACTTGCTTCAGCATCACCAAAACCTGTACCACCTCCACCTCCTCCTATTGAAGTGACTGTTGCAAGTACAGAGTTAGCGCCTGGGTTTTTAGCAGATGCAGACCCTCCAGCACCAACGGTTACGGTGTATTCAGTATTAGTTTCTAAAGATAAAGTAGTTTCAGCACTACCAGTACCACCAGAATTTTCACTATTAAAAGATGAACGATAACCACCTGCTCCACCTCCACCACCGTATGGCCCACCAGAACCACCACCAGCAATAACTAAAAATCCTGTTAAATCAAATGGTGTAGCTCCTGCTCCACCACCAGAACCAAACCCTAATGTAGTAAAACCAAAAGACATTATGCGTCATTCCCAGCATTTGTTGTAAAGAATAATTTGATACCTAAAAGTAATGCGTCTGCTGAAAAGTTATCTTCTGATACATCTCTTGAAATCTCAAAGAATACATATTCTTCTGCTACTGGAGTACCAGCAATTGTAATTGCACCACTTTCTCTTGTTATATTTAAATTATATGCGACACCACTATGTGCTTTTGCTTCTGCCTGAACAGCAGTTCCAAATGCAATATTTGTTAGTTCACCATCAGCAAGACCAACACCAGCAAGTTTAAACGCAACTGTTCCTGTGTTTGTACTGTTTCCAGTAAAGTATGCTTTGAAAGATACTGTTCCTTCATTCCATGATTTGGGAAAAGATATAGCAAATTGTGCAAACTCATCTGAGTCTTTGTCAAATGCTATGTGTTTTAATTCTGGCCCATTACCTAATTCTGTTTGAGCAGCTTCAGCACCATTTGTAGTATTACCATACATTGCATTTGCAGGCACCCATATAGTTTCTCTACCAGCAGATTTTAACGCACCATCAGTTATAGTAGGTACTGCACTGAAATTAACATTATTACCTTCAAAGTAAGCAGTTGGGTCACCAGTTTCATCTTCATATAAAAGACTTGAACCAGCATTTGTTGCAGAACCATCTGTGCCGTCTAGTAATATTAAATCACCAGCATTTGCTGAACCATCTGTTGAGTTTATTTGTATTCCGTCTGCACTAGAGTCAGAACGAAGATTACCAGATATCTTAGTATCTCCACCAATGGTTGCAGTGCTAGTTGTTGTCAAAGCACCACTAGCTGTTACTGCGGCTGCAGTAATTGTTCCACTTGAAGTAAAGTTAGTAACACTGTCACTATCTCTGCCGGGCACTGGTAATAATCCATTACCTATTACTGTAGAATTATTAATAACGTAAATATTACTTGAACCAGATGCTGGTGCAGAAGTAAAAGTTAATGTTCTATCACTTGTGGTATAAGCAACATCAGGTTCTTGTCTTACGTTTGCAACAAATACATCTATAGTAGCTGCACTTCCAGCACTTTTACTTAAAGTAAAAACGGTTTCTGAACCATCACCACTAAAGACATCTTTAGTTGGTGCAGAGAAAACAGCAGGTGGTGACGCTCCCAGATATGCCATCTTATGTTATCTCCATTATACTCATACAGGTATCTGCACTGTTTGCTGTGTCCGATTGTATCTTTATACTATGTCCTGCTTGTAAAATAATTTTATTCCCTGACATATATTCAAATGAAGAACCTGCTGGTATGGGTAGGTTCTTTACAAGAAATACATTCGTACTTGCATCAAGTTTTATGTCAACAGTTATTTGATTGTTTGAAGTATTTGCAACTGTCAAACCAATTACAACTGTTGTTGTTGAACTTGGTGCAGTGTAAGGAATCATATCCGAGTTTGCAGCTGTACTAGAACCATCAAAGGTTTTATTTTTAAATGTATTAGCCATTTGATATTACTCCTTACGCAACATCATCTATTAATGCACACACAATTAAGTTTGCAGTTGCATCACCAGCATCTGCTATATCAGATGAAATTGCGTGAAGATTTCCAACTGTTGTGTTTGGAAGTCTTGCACAAAATGTTTCACTTGGGCCAATGAATATACCATCTGCAACATCATTTGCAGCTGTACCACCATCAAGAACAAGATAAACACCATCTGCTGAACTTGTGTTCTGAACAAATAAGAATTTTACTTTGTCTGATGTTGTGATTGCTGTCGGTGCAGTGTCATCATCAACTGCTGTGTAGTCTAAGAAACTACCAGCGATTAAGTCTGTGCTTGAATTTGTACAAGCTGTTAGTTTGTAATACCACTTATCATTTGCATCAGCTGGTGCAACAGTCATTGACCCAGTCAGAGTTTTTGCAATCTCGTCTGGTAAGATAGTGGCTTGTATTGAAACGGAAGCGTCATCTGCCATTTTTTCTCTCCTAAAGTTTTAGTCTTTTAAACTATTTATAATATTTATCCAAGTGCAATTGCAAGAGCAGTTGGGTCGTCTGAACTGAATCCTTGTGCAGACATAAATGTTGTTAATCTTGATAATGCAGCTTTTTTGTTTGTTCCAGCAGCACCATCATCTACTATAATCAAATCACTTGATGTTAAATCTGCACCTATATCTGAACCACCATCTATATCAATAGTTGCAAGTGGTAAAGTTCCTGTGTCACCAGAACCAATTAAAGTTCCAGTAGTAGTTGGAAAACTTATAAGTGCTTCTGTATGATTTATTTTATTTGAACCTAATACGATTGCGTGGTTACCCATATATGCGTGGTTGTAACACTGGTAATAAAGAATACTTGGTGTATCTTCATCTACATCAATCTGTGTGTACGCACCAGAATTTCCTGGCGTACCACTTGTTGTTACTCCTGTTGAGTATATGGTGGTTTTGTCTGCATCAAGATAAAATAATATTGGGTGTCCACTATTAGAACTGTCTGCTTGGTCAAACTTATAATAATATCCAGAGTCAGAAGTTGTATTATCTACACCATTTAATTGTAGTGCTGGTGATTCAACACCGTCTAAGAAATATGCACTACTACTTCCATCTCCATTGTATGGGTGTGCAGCTGTTTTACTTGCAACGGTAACAGTAATTGTAATCGGTGCAGATGAACTACCATAAGAACCACTAAGATTGTCTGCTTCTAATAATCCTATATCTCTAACATCATTGCCCTGACCATCAAGAAAACCTCCAAGTTGAGGCGTGGTATCTGAAACCACAGCTGTTAAACCACCAGCAGAACTGATTAGATTGTCAACTGTAATTCTTTTTAATGAAGATGCGTCTGCATCACTTACTAATAATTCATCATTACCAGAAACAATATCACCAGAAGTAATAGATGTTTGTCCAGTAATAAATGTATTTGCAGTTGTTCCTGTGGATATTAATGTACCAGATTCGTTAGGTAAGTTTATCGTTCTATCAGCAGTAGGGTCAATAACACCTAATGATGTTTCATTATCATCATCAGTTGAACCCTCAAATAGTATTGTGTCAGCACTAAACGTAGATGTAACTGTCAACTCTGCAACTGATATTGTTGTTGCAGATATATTTGTAAAACTTAAACTACCTGCTTCAATACCACTTACATCAGTTTGGAGTTTATTAAACTCTACTCTAAACTGTTCGAGTGTTGAAGTTGTAGTGACTTGTCCTGCTGTAATTGCCATTAGTTTTTATCCAGTAATGTTTTTAACATAGATTTAATTTCGTGCATTTCACATTTAATATTATTTATCTCTCTTGATGCGTTTCTTATTGCATCTCTTTCTCTTTGTGCAGATTCTGCCCTTTTCTTTGCTAACATATATGCACCTTTGTTCTTGTTTATAATCGCAGTAGATTCAGTATCTCTTACTAAATCTGTGTGTCCCTCAACTTGTAAAAATTTGTTTTCCATTATGTTGCCAGTGCGATTACTCTTAAATCTTTTATTCTTATAGGTTCAGCTGCATTTGTTCCCTGTCCAACTATCTTAATCGCAAACGCAATAAACTCTGGTAGTGGTTCTCCAATACCATCATCTGTTACACCAGCAGTGTATAAGTATTGTTGGAAGTCACCATCATCTAATGATGAAGGTGTTGTTGCATCTGTAGTCCCTGTTGTATTAAAAAACTCATAACTTATTTCTTCAAAATCATCAGCAGAGTCAGACCTTAGTATTTTAAATAATACTTTAATCTCTGAACTTGAATGTCTATGACCAGCAAAGAAAACCTTTAACGCAGTAGCAGGATTTTCTAATGCAACTTTTTTAGTAATGTATATAAATGAATTTTGGTCACCATCTGGTTCTGTTGATGGATTATATTCTGTAGTGGGATAAACATCTGAAGAACTATCTACATTATCTAATCTATTTGCAACTGATATAATAGAAGCTCTTTCTAAATCTACAACTGGTGAAAGATTACTTCTTGTTGTATCTAACACTATGTCAAGAAAGAAAGATTTTGCACCACCAAGTTCGTTTGTTTCATTTATAGAAGATGCTATTAATCTTGATGAAGTAAATCTAAAATTTTCATTTAGTGGTATAACTGTTGAACTTGTATCAGTAGAGAAAGAACTCTCTGAACCAGCTGGACTTGTACCACTTGTTGTTTTTATACTTGAAGTTATAGTTGTATCTGGTATTTCTAATGTGCTTACTAAACCTTTCATTAATTCCATTCTATAGTTTTCTGTTGCAAACACACTTACATCACCAACCTCTGCACTTGTAGTTGCACCTGTTATTGTTGGTGCAGTTGTTAAACTAATAGTATAACTGTCCATCTCTATATTTGCAAGAGCAGTGTGTGTCTTATTAATTTGGTCTAATGGTGTTCCAAGTATTTGATAAAATTCAACTGTAACATCATCTGCGTGTGCAGCTGCAGTTGTTCCATCTATACCTCTTGTGATACTTGATAATGCAGTTCCAGAAATAGTACCAAACATAATTTCATTACCTACCTTCACATAACATCTTGAACTTAGATTACTAGCAACAAACCCTGTTCCAGAAGTTAATGTTAATGATGTTGCAGTAGCAGTAATCGCACCATCTAGTGTTGTTTCTATTCCAGACTTCGCACCTGTAATTGTAACATTGTTTGATGTGGAATACATGCCGTGGTCTGGGTGTTTAACTTTTACAACAGTAGAAGTAGTTTCTAAAGTTAATGGGTTGGACTGAAGTCTTCTTCCATAAACTTCTGTTGAACCATCTTCAGCAGTTGTTTCATCACCTATGTTATCATTTGTTAATGATACTTGTCCAGATGTTGGACTAAACTCTGCACGATATAAAGTAAATTTCATATCTTCAGCTTGTATCGCATTCCAAGTTCTATTATTCTGTGATTTAAATAATACTCCAAGATGTGGTTGTTCTGAAACTAATCTTGAACCACCTACATCTAATTGACCCATTTCAGAAATCCAAACTTTGTAAAATAAACTATCTGTTAAAGTAACAAAACAATATTCAACACCTTGACTAAGATATATTGGTGAATCAAAAGTGAATGTCGTTGCAACTGAAGCATCATCTGATAAATTAATATCAGCTGGTTCTAATACCTTTCTACCAAATGGTAAAACTCTAGGGCCAGGATAACCATTAACAACTTCTCGTATTTCAACTCTAAGAGGTAAGTTTTCGTCTTTTGCTTGAACATATAAATCAATCTTCGTAATAAAACAACCACCTTCCTCATTAACTATAAATGTCTGTGCAAGTGGGTCACCAGTACCATTCCACACTGGTGGTGGTGGATTAGCTCTAAAAACAGAACTTGTAAGAGTTCTATTTTCCGAAACATTTTCTTGTGTTAATATTCCATTTCTTGTTGCAACAATAGTTTCTTGCTCTACCTCTAGTGTTCCCTTTGCAAAATAAATTGCGTCTGCAAAAGTCTTTGGTGCTACACTTCTATCGTTTGTGGCACTTGATGTAACTCTAAATGCTACTTCTCCAGTTTTAAATTTTGGATTTGATTCTTGGCCAGGAAACTTGTAATCTGGTATTGCAAATGTTCCCTCTAACTTACCAGCTGCAGACGTAACTAAAGCACTACCTGCTGAAACTGATGTAGCTCCTGTTGTTGTATATGTAGTAGACAACGGTGTGACAAATGAATTTACATCTTGTCCATCAAAGAAAACATAAACTCTAGTTTTAGGTTTAAATCCTGTACCAGTAAATGTTATATTTCTTGGTCTAACAAATGGTATCAATGACCTGTTAATAACTTTTGTACCTAATGACTCTTCTGTAACATTTTCAACAACAGTTGTTTGTAATCCAGTTCTACTTTGGTCAGTTCTTGTATCTGTGGTTGTTCCTAAAGTTCTAGTTCTAACATTAGCTGTCATTCCAATGCCGCCTCCACCTGAGAATCTTACTGTATTTCTTGTTGTAGAACCACTCCAAGTTGTTTCCCATGCATTCCAAACTGTTCCTATTGCGTTCCTATTTGCACTCAACACAGAATCAAAATTACCTTCAACATTTACAATAACATCTGGAGCAACTTCAGTTTCAAACCATTCATCTCCAGAAGGAGATAATTCTACTTGTCCAGCAAAACTTGCAACAAGAAATGGTTGAACATTTTCAACTTTAGTTGCATAAGGTTGTTCTGTTAAGGTTGTTGATGTATAAGGTAGTGTGAGTATATCACCAGTTTTTTGATAACCAGCACTAAGTCTAGTTGCATCTGTTGTATTTACTTCTGATAAAGTTGTATTTCTTAAAACACATTTAGGTCTAAGTTCTTTTTGAACCATATCAATTGCACATTTGTAATCTTTATTAGGTGTATTTCCTAATCTATGTCCAGCAAAATTATCTACAACAAACCCAGATTTAAATCTGTTTAGTCCGTTTGCATCTTGTATTTCAAATGACTCTGCATCTCTTTCTAATAAACTCAATGCAGTAGAAAACTCAAGATTTTCTATTCTATCTTGCAATCTTCCAATATCTCTCATAGTAAATCTTTGAGTTTTTAATCTTTCAAGAGTAACATCTTCTGGTGTAAATGTATAAGCTGGTATAGACAGTGTTGCTAATTTCATTGTGTTGTCTAAATCTTTTGGTTCAACTGGGTCTTCAGCAGACTGTCCTTCTACCAATCTAAAATCACCATCAGGTGTTAAAAATAATGATGCTCTTTTACTTAGAAAAAACTCAAAGTCTGCTTGTATAAAACTATCTGGTTGAGGACTGTCGACAACAACAGCACCTGTTCCATCAAATTGTCTTTGGAAGAAATCAAATGATTCTCCTGTAATTTCATCTATGGCTGCAAGTGTTGATGATGCACCAGTTATGTTTTCACAGGTTGGTCTAAAATCTATACAGTCAGCAAGAGGAAACTCTCCACTTGGTTCTGGGTCATCTGGGTCAACTCTTGTTGCAGTGTATGTTGGAATATTATCATAGTCCATTTGTCCACCAACATTCGAATAAGAATCTACAGAAAAGAACTCTCCAGCACTATGTGCAAAGAAATCATAAACAACTAACAGTCGTCCTCTAGGTGCAGTTGCAGTTTTCTTTCTCACTAATCTTGAAATGTCATAGAAGTTATCTCTTTGTCCAGTATCTAATGTAAAGTTACTGGTAATTACTTTACTTCCAGCAGTTACAGCACTTATGGTTGCAGTCGCACCAGAAGATGTTCCAGTGATTGTGTCAGAGGTTGTAAAGTCTGTTGCACCAAAACCATTTGTTAACACATATGACATAGGAGATGTTGTATCAATAATTCTGGCAACTGCACCAGATGATGAACCTGTAATTTGTTCACCTCTAGTAAATGTTCCTGTGATTGTTCCAATAGTTAACTCTGGTGTTGTTGCATCTGAACTGGTATCTTCTGAATCAAACACACCCACTACTTTAAATGCATCTGCACGACCTAAAGATATTTGTTCGTCTGTTGGTCTTGTACCAAATGCGTGAGTAGCACCTACATCAACTTTTAATTGTTTACATAATTGTGTTGTCTTAACTTTAGAAGCAACACTTGTCTTTAATATTGTACCTATAAATTTAACTTTTGCACCAGAACCTAATATACTATTATCGGTTACTGTTAGTGTAGCTGTTCCAGTTCCAGATGTTTTACCAGATACAGAAACTATATCACCTTGACTACCAGTACCATCACCAGCAGTTAGAATAGACATAGTGTAATCTTTTTCTGCAAACCCAACAAAGGTTTCGTTACTTCCAGCAGTGAATGATACCACACCACCAGTTGTAGTTGTTCCAACGAACTGTCTACGAACTGTTATCTGTGAGTCACTTGCGTTATTGTTATCAGTTGTAAGTAATGTTTTAATTACTGGTTTTGGTAATTTAAATAATGAAACATTTTTTTCTGGACTTGTAAGTGTTGCAGTCTTGATATCTTCTCTTGCAATGTTACCAGTTGCATCTTCTAATTGGACATCATCATTAGCATTATTACTATTTGCATCTGTACCATTTAAAACAACTTTACCACTTAAACCAGCAGTTGTTTGTAAAACTAAATCAGCAGTAAAATCTTGTCCACTATCTGAGTCGTCCATGAATATTTGTCTTGCATCTGCGAAAGAATGTGTAACTATATCTGATACTGTTAAGTCAGCATTAGCTGCATTCTCTATAATTAATCCAGTTTCAGCAGAGTCAGATGCAATTAACTTTTCACCAGAACTAAATGTTCCAACCACTTGTGTAAGAACAAGTTGCGTTCCAGAAGTTAATGAACCAAAAACAAATCCAGTTGCACCAGATGTATTACCTGTAATTTTCACACCACCGTTTGTTCTACTTGCAATTAGTGTTGGACTTGGTATATCGTTTAAAGTTAAATATGTAAATGGTCTAATATCAAATAAGAATAATTTGTAAACTGCGTCTGTATTACCAGCTGTTCCAGAATCATGTTGTATTGTTCTTGCTCTTGCAACACCAACTTGATTACCAGAAGCACTTCCTCTTGTAACAGTTTCTTTGTCAAATAAACTTAAAGTATTATATGCAGTTGTTTCACCACTGACTGCACCTATATCTGGTGTGCTGTATAAATTTGTAATTTTTGTAAAGTTACCTACTTCAAATGTTGTAACACCAGCATTAACTGTAGCAAAATCTCTTGCTTTATTTACATCTATAATACTATTAGCAACTTTTTCAATTTCATATCCCTTTACATAAGCTTTACCAGAAGTTACTGAAAGTGCAAGTAAACTATCTGATGCAGTATTACCATCATCTGTTGTTGCACCAGATGAATATACTCCAGTAAAAGTTTTATTTCTTAAAGTATTAGTTACAGACTCTCTCATATCAAACTGAAAAGGTCTTGTTGTATAATCACCAGATTCATCAAATGTTCTTCGTGCAAGTGTGTCACCAAGAATAGAGTAATCTGTAAATCTTGCATTATAATCTACGTTACCATTCCTAACTCTAACTATTTCAATGAAAGATGAGTCAGCAACTGAACTTTCTGCAAGACTTGTAAGTGTTAATTCTATTTTTAATCTATGAGCACCTTTGGCTGCATAGTTTGGTGAACCTGTTGCATTATCTGTAAGTGAACTATCTGATTCTGGAGTAACTAGTGTTTCTGTTATACTCAAACCAACTCTCGCATTTGCAACATCACTTGTAGCATCAATCACATGAGTTTGTTCTGCAACTCTTACAAATTGTCCTCTAACATAATAGATACCATTTTCTATTTTTGCAGATGTTCCTGTTTGAGCTGCTGTTGTATGCGTGGTTGCAGATGCAACATTTGTTGCGTATGTTGTAGTGTGTGTTACTGAAGCATCTGCTATAATATTTTCTGAATTACTGAAAGTTGTTGTTTCGTTATCTGTTCCTGCTTCAGTATATTGAATATAAAGTCTAGGTTGTGTTGTAGATGTTCCTGCTTCAACTCCAATAACTCTTGCTTTAACACCAGAGGTTGCACCTGTTATGGTGACAGGAGTTGTAGTATTTAAATACTGTGCAACGACTACATCTTCTCCACCAAATGTAGATGCAAGTTGTATCGAAGTGTATGCGTCTGAAATAGATACTTGGCCTGGTATAATAACTGTGCCATCTTTGAATACATTTTGTCCATGTCTTTCAATTTGATTTTGTAGTATAGACTGGAGTTGTGTTAACTCTCTAGCCTGAACTGCAAAGCCAGGTCTGAAAAGAACTCTGTGAAAATTATCGGTGGTATCAAAGTCGTCATAATAAGGTGCGACATTTAAGTCAGTTTTCTGTGCCATATTTAAAACTCAATTATAAGTTTGATGTCTTCTGTTTGGTCAGAAGCTCTTTGGATTGGTTTTCTATTTTCTATGTAAACTATATCTCCACTGTCTGGGTCTAGCTCAGGATTTGCATATCCAGCAGTAAATACTGCTGTATTATTATTTGCAAGGGTTACTGTTTCTGAACTTGTTGTTTGAGGTGTTCCAGTTGCACTAGAAGTTGCACCTGTGATTAAGTTTGCACCACTGAAAGCAACAAATGCACCTGTAGTAGAGTTTGTTCCATAGTCACCAAATCGTTCTTGTTGGTAGTAAAGTATTTTATTTGAACTATCGTACTCTACAACTTTACCACACGCACCAGTAGATGCTTGTGATATTTTTTCGTCTACATCAAATGTACCACTCGCAGTTGCGAACTTGACTGCATAGGTTTGTCTTGCTGTAGTAGCACTTGCAACAGTTGATGTTCCAAATGCGTTTGGATTAACAACTAATCCTACTTCTCTAAAATCGTTTGCAACTGAAAAATCATCACCCTCTGCTTCTGTGATTGTTGTTGCAGTCATTACATAGTGTCCACCTAATTCATCTATTGCAGTAAAACCATGTCCACCCTTTGGGCCTATGATAACCGTAACCTCACCACCTGTTCCACTACCTAATGTGGTAGATGATGAGAGAGAACTATCTGAGAAAATATAATCTGAACCTAGATTGACTGTTGCGAATGTGTATCCAGCACCAGCACTATGAATTGTTGTGTCTGTACCAGCAGTCAAACCAAAAGATTGTATTGCACCACCTGAAACCGTAATACGAACTATAGCACCAGATGATGTCCCTTGATTTGTTCCATCTCCATAGACAGCCGCATAGTAAGTTCCATCTGTATAACCTGAACCAGCAGTAACAGAAAGACTTTCTATTGCACCATCTGTTGCAGCTGCAGTCACAGTCGAATCATCAAAGACTGGAACATAATCTGTTGTTACATATTTTGCAGCTTGTGACGCAGTAATTTTGTACATATACTTAAGAACATAACCACCAAGTGAGAATACTGATGTGGACTCTGATGTGGGTTCTGTACCACTATATGCAGTTCCACCGTTATTGTCAAGCACTTTATATACTCTAAAATCTGATGTTACGAAGAAGAATGTAGAGTCAAATAGATTAGACGCACCACTTGTAGCAGTGTTTGATGAACTGATATTGTCTTTGTACATATCAAAGACTGTGGTGTTTGACCAGTTTCTTCTTGGTATTGCATAAGCAATATCAGAAGATGTAACCTTCTTTGCACCTAACATTGAGTCCCAGTTATAAAATTCTCTGGATACACTGTCTGCTGGTGTGGAAGGTGAACTGTCACTTCCTCCAGTTGTACCTGTGGTAAATGGTGTGGCCTTTCCTAAGAAAAGGTAGTAGACATCTGCTGATGCCTCTGAAAAAGACTCATAAAAGTTTCTTGCGTTATGTTGTCTGAATTTTTCTGTAATGATTGCTGACATTCTTTAATCCTTTTGAATTATTTATACAACTTGTTACGGTGTTATACCAGTTGCACCCTCTAAATCTAAATTATCCCCACTTGTTTCTTCTAGTAAGAAACCATTTGAGGAATCGTTTGTGTCTGTTCCATCTTCAAGTGCAATGTCACCAGTATCTCTAGTTGTAATAACAGATGAATGTGTTACTGGGTCATAACCACTACTTGTACTATTTAGTGTGAAATTACTTAGTGGTATTGAACCAACACTTGGAAATACATTTGATGTTTCCATCAAGAATACTCTTGGGTTCTGGAGTATTTCATCTTCGTCAAGTTGTGATAGTAGTTTGAAACCAGCATCTGAACTAGAACTGTCTGTTCCATTTAATATAATAACATCACCAGCATCTTGACCTGTACCATCTTCTAATAAGAAACCATCATCAATATCATCATCTCTTGTAAGAGAACTTTCTATTGCAAGGTGGTCTTGTCCACCTACTTGTGTTCCACTTTCTAGTAATATAGCTTCTAATAATGAGTTTGTTGAATAATCTTCCACAACTAAACTTCCTGATTCTGCTTCTAATGAAATACCATCTGCCTCTTCTCCATGAGCCTGACTTGATTCTGTCTGTCCATTGTCCCTATATTTTGTTTTATATTTTGTTTCTTCTTCTAACTCTACAAAGAACTCACTATCTTCTAGTGCGATAGGTGACTCTCCACCCTCTACTGAAATATGATGTTTAAATTCTAAATGATTAATGTCAAAGTTATTCTCTATAATAATCTTATCTCTTCTCAAGAACTCTGCAAATGTAAAACTACCTATCTGACTTAATTGAACTGCACTACTTCTATTATCCTCTACGATTATCTTCTCACCAGCATTTTGTCTTGCCTGTCCAATCTGCACAACATAAGAATCTTCTGTGATTAATCTTGCAGTGTCAATATCATGTGAGTCTTCCATATTAATATTATCACCAGCATTAGAACCATCTGCATCTGTTCCATCTAATACAATGAAACCAAAACTCTCTGGAGCTTGTGTTGCGTTTAGTACAAGGTTGTCTGATACGAGAGGTGATGTTCCTTCCTCTGCAAGAAATAAATCTCCAGAGTCATCTTCATTAAGAAGATTGTTAGATTCTAAATCAGTGTTACCAAAATCTTCTAGTCCTAGTACCAATCCATTCTCTAACTGAATACCAGTCACATCTTCAAACTCAAATGTGTTTGTTGCAATGTGTGTTAATAGGTTTCTACTTTGTCTAACTGTTGGTTTGACACTTAATTTAACAACGTGTTCTTTCGCAAGTGTTTTCTCATTTAATCCACCCACACCATTATGAGCACTCTCTGACTTCATTACTCCACCAGCAACTTCATTGTCTACTACTGTTCCCTCAAAGAGTATGTCATCACCTTGTTTAATGAAACCATCTTCTAGTGCAAACAGATTACCACTCTCATCAAGTATGTTATCGTATTCATCTGTGATTGAACCAGCTTCAACATCTAACTTACCACCCTCATCATTGAACCCATCACTTGAGTTTAGAACTAAGTATGCAACATCATAATCATATCCATCTGGTTGAGAACCACTCTCTAATAATATTGAAATATTACTTGGTGTATTAGATGCAGCTACTGATGATGAACCATCAAGGATTAAATTATCTCCAGCAACGTGTCCTGTTTCGTAAATGATTTTATCATCTCTATGCGTAATACCAGAGTTGTCTGCTTTTAATCTCATTCCAAAAACTTGTTCAAAGATATTCTCAAGAGCAGATGCAAGGATTGGTGAGAACTTCTCTTCGTAGCCAGGTACTTCAGAACCAGCAGTTTTAATACCAGCATTAAGTGCAGTTGCAATTGTCACTTTACCAAATGGTGCAAATCCAGCAGGGTGTACTGCTTTCTTTAATTCATTTAGATAAGAAGTTAATGACGCACCAATTTGAACTTCGTATGAATAGTCTTGATAGAAATAAGAATCTTGTATTCTAATTAAATCTTCACCGATAATACTTTCGATACCTTCATAACTTCCAACTGATGTTGAAATAGTATCTACAACTGTTGTTCCTTTTGCAATGTCAGCTTTAATAATTGTACCAGACGCACCACTCGAATCAGTTATTGTAACATTCTTTTTAGAAAAGTCAATACCACTTTCGTGTATGATATCTGAACCAACATCTATACCAGATGCAGATTGGTCATAAACCATATTACCATTACCAGTTTCATCTGGGAATAATAATGAACCCATTGCATCTGTTCCATCTGAGTCTGTTCCATTTAATATAAGTAAATTACCAAACTCTTCTGTAGATACTCTATCGTTCTCATCTCCACTATTACCAGCTTCAATCACTAGGTAACTAGAGTTAGGATTATTCTCTCTGTATCTGTTAAGTAATAGTTTACTATTTGCGTGTTGTACTTGTTCGTTGTGATTACCTTCTAAAAGTATTTCACCACTGTTATCTTCTTGTATAATATTTCCAATAGAAGTAAAAGGTATTGTTCCTTCTTCTATTGTAATATTGTATGTCTGTTTACTTTCACCATCTAATAAAATAGAACCACCAGTTTCAAGTAGTATACCCTCACCATCATCAAAGTCTAATTCATCTTCAAGTAAAATACCTTGAGGTTCTAAAATAGTTGTACCAGCCTCTAATGCAATCTCTTCGTTGAAAGTTCCTTCTTGTTCCTGTACCGTTCTGATTACATCTTCAAATGTTGTGTCAAGAACTTTCGTGTTGGTGTCAAAACCTTTAACTACACCAGTGTGAGTTGTTAAAGTATTAGTTGCAGAGAATGTTCCTGTAACGTCTTTAAGAATAAAGTGAGCTCGTAGTTCTATCTCTGGAGGATTATTACTTAAGTAATTAAAACCTGTATTGTTTACATTGATAGATTTTGCAGAACCAATATCATTTGTTAATGCAGTAAGAGCTGCACCTGTACCACCTGTACTTGTAATTGTAACAGTTGGTAAATCTGAATTGTAAAGTCCACCCTCTGATAAGAATATTCTTTGTATAGAACCTCTCTCTGCTGTAGTGAAAGTATCTTCTTCTAAGAACAGTCTATCATTTGGAGTTCCGTATGTGTCGTTTGTTGTAACGACTGTATCAGTAAGTAATGAAAACCCAGCATTAGAACTTGTTGCATCTGTTCCATCAAGTATGATATCATCATTTGCATTTGCACCATCTACATCTGTTCTATCTAAAACAATATTAAATGACTCTTCTGACGCAGTTGTTCCATCTTCTATAATGATTACATCTGATGTAACTTCAGAGTCATCTAGTGTCCCAGCTTCTAATTGTATACCACCACCAATTACACTGACAAAACCAGCTGCAGATTTAGTATCACTCTCTGAAGTTGTAAAGGTAAGAACATCTCCTACCTCATATCCAGAACCAGCATCATCAACTATGACTTCACTTACCGAACCACTTGTGATACCACTCACAACTAACTCTGCTTTGTTGTTTCCTAAGTTTTCTATCTCTACAGGTTCTTGGTCTGTGTGAAGAATACCAGTATTAATAAGTGATGCAGAAGACAGTATAGCTTCTACAGTAAATGAAACATCAACATCTCTTACAGTAGAGTTTGCAGTTATTGTTTCACCGTCTTGAAATACTCCATCAATATTTGCAAGTTCTAGTTCTGTAACAGATTGTGTTCCCTCTTGAAATGTAATCGCATCATTAACAATTGCAGTAGCACCAGAAGTCTGTGCAGTAATCTTTTGATTGATAATCTCATCACCAGACACACCAGCAAAACCAGAACATCTTAAGATTGTTTCCGTTCTCCAGTCACCATTCGACACACGCAACATATGTTCTGTGGGATAGAATATGTTTGCTTCTTCTCCAAGTAATATTCTAAAGAATAGTTCGTGTCCTTCTTTTGTACCTTTAGCTGAATACAAGTCTTTAATGTTCTTAAGTAATTTTCTTTTTGATACACTAGTTGCAAGTGACTCTGGTATGGAGGTCATTAATGAAGAACGCATCTGGTCTAAGAAATCAAAGATAGTATTATCTACATCTGCATACTCTAAAAGTTGTTGTATGTTTTGTATAGGGTTTGCACGATATTGTGTGATACTTCCTTGAGCATTAGAAGTTTGTCCAGTAAATGTTTCACCAGTAATAAACTTTTGTTGTGACGATATATAAAGTCTTTTGTTTCTTGAATCTTCTACAAGTATTGTTGCAGTTGCATTTGATGTTTCACCTTTTACAATTTCACCATTTGTAAATTGTGCAGTATCTTCTGTAAGTATCCTATCACCATCTTGTTCATCTAACACATACGCAGTCGTTGTTGTTTCATAACGCACATAACTGTTTACAACTGTATATGTAACTTGACCTGCTTCTAAAAACTTGTAATACTCTTTTAAGAACTTAACAAAAATTGGGTGGTCAGCCTGTATAAAATCAGGCACCTGTCCTTCTATAAGTGGTGAAAGTTTAGTCTGAAGTTTTGACTTTTCATCTGCCATTGATTAGTATCCAGAAGAAGTAGGATAAGATGTAGTTGTATTAACTGATGTTGTACTTGCAGTTCCAGATGTTGTAGTTGTATAACCTACACCAGTTGTTGTAGTATTGTCTACTTGTCCTGTTACATTTGAGTTAATTAAATCTATTTCTAATAATTGATTACGAACTGGAACAATATCATTAGAACTTGGTATTGCAGTTATTCTTATGTTATTAGATGTTTCTCCATCTACATTTGATACTGCTGTTATCTTTACTGCGTTAATAGACACAGTTCCATTTGCATAATCTATTGTACCAGCTGCAGAACTTAAATAGGTTCTTACACCAGAAACCACAGAGTATATTCTTACTACACCAGCACCATCTTCATCAAAGAAATATTCTGTGGTAGTATCTCCGTCAATTTGAAAACCTGTTGATGCAAGAATACCACCACCACTCTTATTGTGTTCAGAGTGAGGATTGTAAAATGCATTTGCAAAATTAATTGTATAGTTTGTAGATGTATTTAATGATGGTGTAAAAAATTTACCCATAGTCACTGTCGTTGTATTGTTTAGAATTGAATTGTCCACACCATCTATTTGTCCAGTTAATTGTGAATGTCTAAATGGTGAGTTGAATGTTTCTAGTCTTGCATTTGAGTAAGCAGTTATTGTATTAACAACTAAAGTTTCTAAATCTGATTTACCTTGTGTTGTTGCAGATGAGTTGTAATTAAATGAAATACCTAAAATTAAAAATGTTGTTTCTGGGTCAACTACCACTGGTGTAATAGACGCAACTTTAAAAGAACTTAAATCCTTTACCAAATTTTCTTTTTGTGATGTTGTGAGATTAAGTGCAGTTGTACTCTTTACTGATATAAAAACTTTACCGTACTCTGGTGTTGAACTTACACCTGTACTCGTATTATAACTTCCATCTTCACCACCCCACACTGAAACAGCTTGTGTATTAGGAAAAAGTTTTTTTACATAAACTTTATAATCCTCTGCTGTAACTGCACGACCTTGTGATGCGTAATCTAATGGTGCGTTTAATTTTATAGAACTAGAAGATTCTGCTTCAGCACCACCACTTGCATTTGCGACTGTTGTAACTGAAATATTTGTAACCGTATCTATTGATTCTGTTCTAACAAAAGATGATGCACCGTTAGCTGCAGTTTTATTAGTAATCACATAATTTAGTATAACTACATTACCATCTGATACTGCAACACTGGTTGCACCATCTCCAAAGTAAATTTCAAACTTACCACTTTCTGTTTCTTGTAAATAATAAACTGTACTTACACTTGACAGTTGTGTTATGTCAGTTGCCTTTGTGTATGTCGTAGAAGTTGTATCTGTTGTTGAGTTTTGAACTTTTACTGTGAGTGTTGTTGTATCTGCACGAATATCTGTCAACATAAATCTTTGGTCAACATCATTACTGTCCACAATATATTTCGTACTTGCATATGTTCCCTCATAAATTTCTGTGCTATCAAAGGGAATAGACGAACCTGTGTTTTGAGAAGTCTTATCATTAATTGTTACAAATTGAAAATTAACACCATCAATAGTTGTGTTGAATGTTGTACCAGCAGACATTATCGCAGTTGAATTTGATGTTGTAAGTGAAACATTGATTGTTGCAATAGGAGCTCTAGGTGAACCTACCTCATACCCTAACATCTTTGCATGAGATACCACACTGGAACGAAGTGATGCACTATCCAAGAACATTTCGTTTGCTAACATATTTGCATTGAAACCAAGATAGTGAGTATTGTATGCGAGGGTGTCTAATAATATATTCATACCAGAACCTTCAAAGTCATAGTCAGTAAATTCATTTTGTCCTTTTAGAAATGTTTTAAAATTTTCTTTTACAGTGTCAAAATCAAATTCTGTAACTCTTAATTTTTTATCATTTATTGCCATCTATCGTAACCTCTCTAGAAATGCGTCAAGTTCAATTAATTCTGTTGGTGCGTTTACCACATAAAAATATACGGTAACTTGATAACCGTTTGAATCAAAGTTTGGATTTGTTCTTACACCCACAAGTCTTGCTCTTGGTTCGTGGTTTATAATTGAGTCTTCTATCTTTCTTGAGATAACAGACGCAACCATAGGGGTCATTAATTCAAATAACATTCCTCTTACATTACCACCAATTTCTGGGTGAAAAGGTTTTTCATAAGTGTTTAATAAAATTAAATTACGAACAGAACGTTTAACTGCTTCAATGTCAGTTACTCTGTTTATATCTTTATCAGACTTTTTACTAAAGAATAAATCTAAATCTCTATACTGTTTTACATTACGACTAATATCATTATTTCTTTGTGCGTCATTGTATGCAGACATACCTCTACTCCTAATGTATTATTTATACAACATTACTTGAATGGTGAAAACTTAGGTATGGTAACAGACAAATTAGCTGGAAGTAAATCTTTAGCACTTTCTATGTCTGCTGTTATCTGTTCTTGTGCAGATGAAATGTCAGAAGATATTTGTGCCTGAACATCTGGGTCTGCAAGTATTTTATTTGCTTTAGTCGTCATCTCACTAAACTGTGCATTAAAATCTACATTCGTAGAAACCTCTGCAAATTCTTCTGCTATACCTTTAGCATTTGAGAGAACAGTTTCTTGTGCAGATTGGATTGCTTCTGTCGCACCAGCTTTTAGTTCGAAGTTTGGACAGTCTTTACATATATCAAAACTTGGCACACTTGGTAAACTACCACTTAACAAATCTGATGCACTTGATAGAGCATCTGTTGCACTTGATATTGCTGGTGCAGCTTTTGAAACTAAATCATCAAGGTCGAAACCATTAGCTGATAATGCACTTCCAAAATTATCAGTGATTGAGGATAACTTAGATTGGTAATCTAACAAACCTGCTGGGGTTGATAAATCAAAACTTGCTAACGCAGTCAGTTCTCCTTGAAAACTTATTGCTGGTACAGAGGGTATCTCTGGTAACATACTTGATAAGTTTGATGATACACTTGTTATGTTTGCTGAAACTGCGTCCTTCAGTGCAGACGCAGAAGTAAAGTTCCCACCAAGTTGTGATGTTAGTTTACTTTTTAAATCAGCAGTTGCACCTGTTACTGCATCAAAGTTTATATTTGCTCCACAAGTCATTTATTTCTCCTAATTTACTGGGGCAACTTCATCTGTACCAGTTCCTCTTGCTGGTGATACTGGGTGAACGTGGTCAGTTAAAGCTCCGTCACCTTTTACGTCAATAAATGTATCCCCATCAATTTTCTCTTTGAACGCACCGACATAATGATGAGTTGCATCACCACTATACTTAATACCTGTTACACCAGATATTTTAGTTGTAAGAGATGAACTGTAAGTTTCTGTAACTGCACCTGTTACACTTTGACTTAATGTTCCACCAATTGTTTCTGTTACATTTTCTTCATAGTTAATTGTAACATTACTACCAGAACCATGTGATGTTTCGTTACCAGCTACAATAGACACATCATTGATAGCTATAACACCAAAGTCCTGTAGTGCAGTTTGAACGATTGATGCAGTTGTAGATGTGACTGAAATATCAGAGGTCACAGTTATGTCCTGTGTTCCACCCACTGTCCTAGTTTCATTTCCACTAACTGTTGTTGTTATATCTCCTAGTATCTGTCCGATAGTTGCAATGTAGTTTTTATCGACAGACAGATTGTAACTTCCATTTACAATTTCAGTTTCCATATTACCACCTATGGGATTACCATCTTCACCTTTCTTTCCACCTATCTTTACAATCTCATTTAGTCCAACTCTACGAATATAGTTTCCAGTTATGTCAAGTGTGTAATCTCCATCTACATATTGTCTAACACTTCCATATACAGTCAAGTCTAGGGCTCCACTTGGATTACCTGTTTTTGCATCTTTTCCAACTGCATTGATAACTATCTTTTTATTTCTTGCGATAATCTCGTAATCATCATAAACAACTTTTGTAACTCTTGTTCCCTGTGGGTGTATCTCCTCAAATGTTCCAGACATATGCTCTCTGTATAATCTCTCATTGTCTGGTGTATCATCTATCTCAAAGACGTGTCCACTCTCCGACTCTTGAACATGATTGAATGGATACTTTGCAGAAGGGTATGGGTCTTGATTACTGAATACAGATTTAGGGTGAGGTTCACTCCACTTACCATTTGCGACAGAAGTAGAAAATTCTTGTGAGTTGTTTAGGCCAGGTTTACCAGCAGTAGGAACATCTGCGAGTTTATTCTTTCTTCTTCTTTCAAGTGACTTGTGTGTTTCAGAAACAATACCCTGTGCAAGACGATTGGTGTCTGGTTCATTGATTGAATGATTGGAGTGTGTAATTTTTTCTGAGGGGTACTTTGCGTTAGGGTCACCAAATCCTCTAGTCGCATCTGCAACTGAGGTGGGTTTGCCAGGCAATGAACCTATGATGAGTGGTTGTTGTTTCTCCACTGCGTCCAAGAAGAAGCCCACAACCCAACTTCCTTCAACAAGAAAAGAAGGGGTGTTCCCTAGTCCTTGCATGGAAGGGTCGGTGATGGGGTGCATAATGTGAGCCCAAGGCAAATCACTTTTAGGTATGTTTACTAAACTTTCTGAATGCCAACCTAAACAACGGACACGAACTCTTCCCAATTTTTCTGGGTCGTTTCTATCTTCCACGACTCCAGTGAACCAGACGAAACCGTCTTGTCCCATAAAATAATTTTCATTCATAGTCAATACTCCTTACAGAGTATTTAGTCCGTTAATGTAAATCAGGGTCACGGCCAAGTCGTGCTTTTCTTATCTCTTGATACTCTTCAATGTGTAAGTCTATGTCTTTTACTTGTTCGTTCATTATACTCATTGTATCTTTTGCTTGGTCGTAATCTAAAGAATCATGTAATATCACTTTTTGTATGATGCGATATTTTGTCATAGTGAAGGTTATATAGTGTTTTGATTTTTTAGAAACTAGAAAGATTACCAGCAATCATGATTCTTTCATGGTCGCAAGTATGCTCTGGAACTTCGTGATGTAACCAGCCAGGGAAGATAGTCATGGTACTTACAGTAGGTGTCACACGATAATTTGCGTGAGTAAAGACTAAAGGACTGCATTGCTCACACCCACTGACGCAATACGTCCAACTCCAAGTATCAGGCCAGTGCGTATGACTATTGGTGAACTGACCTTTACCGTATATCAATCCCCAAGAGGTAGACACTTTATACTGAGTAGGGTTCTGTGTTCCGTCTTCGTTGGTTCTGGTTGCAAGAGGTAACAACTGTGCAAGACCTATAGCTGCATTACTTAACATACGAAACGCCTTAGATTGGTGATGCATATCCCAACGAGTCATCATACACTGTGCAGAAGGGTTTCGCATTCCCAGACTATCTCCAGCAGTTCGGATATCTTCCTCTAGTATCTTATTCAGGTCTTCTACATTCGTCAGAGTTTCCGTATGGACAGGAAAACTTTCATCAAATTTAATCATCATCAGAGTTATCTCTCACAGACGAATCGGAGTTTAGATTCGAGGATTTTTTACGTTCCT